CAGGCTTATTTTCTGCTCTTGTATAAATATATTTTCGTGGGAAGGCATTTCCTTCACCAATATAAATTCGTCTTTCAAATGGATCAAGCGCATCATTCAGCACTTTTCGCAACGAGCAAACCTGACCCGTATGGTTGATTTTGTACCAGTCGCCTCCTTCTCTTTCTCGCTGCAGTTTCCACTCATAATGCAACTTAACAATCGGTACCAACAGCGACTGTAAATACGCCACAAGCATCGGTTTCCGCAGAAAAGTCGGCAACATCAAAACACCCAACCTATTAAAATTAATTTCGTACCACATCCTTTTAGTTTATCAAAATCATTTCCCACTTCGTCTCCACAATCATTTTCTACCTACATCTCCACAATCATTTTCCATTTCGTCTCCCTTCCCTTTGGGAAGGGTTGGGGATGGGACAACTACACCGTATAACTCACTTCATCAAAATTCGGCACACTAAAATAACCCGCTACAGGAATAGTCCGCACATCAATTGCCTCATAACCGTCATAAGCTGAAGTAACCGAATTATAAATACTCGATTGCGCCAAAGTGATATTAGCATTATCAACGCCATCAACAGCTCTCAAATGAGCAATCAAATCATTCAATACTAACTCACCGTCAAAAGGCAACGCACGCATATAGGCTTTTATCGCATCTTCAACAGGATTGCCACCGTTGAAAATACTATTACCAAATTCGTCCAGAACCAACACATCACGATAGATCTGCATATTCAAAAGCAGTAAGTCGGCAGGATTGTTTATCACCGCTAATTTTACTCCTGCATACTTAATTTCATTCAAGTATTGCGAAAAACTTGTGAGCTGTGTGTCTGTCAGTGGCGATAGAACCGAACTTGTTTCTCCCGCAACTTTTATAATTAATCTATTGCTTTCGCTCGACTCTTTAACCGAGCAATATTTAATGATTTTTGAAGCTTCAATCTGGTCAATGGTGTAACTTCCATTATCGAATTTGTCGGAATCAATCAATAAGTCAAATTCATTGCCGCCAGTTAACAAATCAACTCCAAATTGAAATTGCAAACTCATATTTCTATACCACCGTGGAGTTCCTGATTTTTGCTCGTATAATGCCGTATCAATTTCTAATTTGTGTTGGTCAAATAGTTTTTCTAAAATCCAAATAGCGGATGCGATAGTAAACGTAAATAATCTAAATGTGGCGTACATACTATTAGATGTTAGATTGGCTGATAAGACTGCGTTTGAAGCAATATCAGTCAACATTTCGTTATGTATTTGTGTAATCGTTCTTGCCATTATTGTACTATAAATGTGGTTCCTATTGCCATTATTCCTATACCGGAATCACCTTCTGTTATGGCGATATGTTCTTCGGTCAAAGCCGTCGCTGGGTCTTTTTTGTTTGCACTGAAGTAATTAATCACTTCCTGATTGCCATAATCTTTAACGGGTAAGGCAATGAGTTGTCCAGGAACTAAATCATTTGTTATACTGATGTTGTTCAAGATGGCGATATCCACAACCGCTTCCACAGTTCCACAATGCCTGATGGCAACATCCAGTAAGCTTTGATTATTTAGTGCTGTTATTTGCATGCGCTTTTAGGTTTCTATTTTCTCGTTTTAATTCCGTTATTTCTTGCAGCTGCAGCTTAATTTTTCGGTCTTTTAGTTTTAATTCTTCCTCAAGTAATACGAACTTTCGGTTCATAATTCCTTCAAATTCCTGATATCTTTGTTCATACCGACCTTTTAAATCGTCTAAAATTTCTTTGTAATGCCCGGACAATTTTATGTCATTGTCAATGGCCGTTGTTTCGACATTTTCTTTGGCTTGCAATACCTCTACTTTGTATTTACTTTTTGCAAAAACAAAAGTGAAATAACCCGTACCACCTATAGCCGTTAATAATGAAGTAATAAATAGTGTTACTGTGTCCATAGTTAAATTTCAATTTTTAGATTTTCAATTCCGTTACTGGTGTCAATCGTTGCATCGGTATAGCCATCATAGTTTAATTGAATCTTTAAATCACGTTTAAACTCATCTGCAGTAATTGTTTTTTTGATATAATTGACAGCTCCAAAACCTGCTAAAGGAAATTCTTTGAGTTCTCCCGGTTGCAAGTCCAATATGTCTTCAACGTGTTGTTGGTCACTTTGACCTATGGCAAAATCAGAACCTGCTGCGGTAGTTACAAAAGCCAAATCCCCGTTTTCGTCTCTCAATATATCCTGTCTCATTTTTTAACTTATTGTGCCAGTTCCTGTACCAGTTTGACTAGCTGCCGTTCCTGTAGTAGCTACGTTTACGGTAACAGTTCCTGACATTATGTATTCCTTTATGGCCAGCACCAACTTATCGGCATAAATAACCTTTGCGGTGGTATAATCTTCTGCCTGAATCATTTCATCTTCGAGAGCGATTATTTTTGCTTTAAGTGTGTTATCGTTTAATGCCATTAGCTTAGTAATTGATTCGTTTTGGTTTTTAAATCTGTAAATACCGTAATATCTGCAGGGGAAAATTTCCCAGGTCCCGATGGTGTCGTTATGATGGCTTTTGTCAGTTGATCAAAACCTTTGTCCAAAATCGATTTAAGACTTACATCACCATTGGTAATCTTGAACTTCCCGGACTTCATTTCGAATACCTGATCACCTATTTTAATGATCACTTTTTCAATTTCTGAAACGCCAATTACAAACATTGTATCCTTCCCTTCAATTCGCCCCATAATTACTTCAGAACCTACTTTAGGATAAATCGTAAATTGACTTTCTAAATCATTAATAACTGCATTTAGCCGAACATCTTCGTAATTGTCAACAGTACAAGTATCGCCATCAATTGCCTTGACCGTTCCAGAGATTAAGGTAAATTTACCTTTGTTTTTTCGAGTTGCATTAATTGCTTTTGCAAAAAGTTGATCAAATTCACTCATAGCTTATGACTTAAATTATTAGTCCTTTTGATACCGTCAGAACCATTCACATCGATGGTTACACTTTCAATGAAGTATCGTCCATCCTGATGCCTATCTTTGTAAAAAGGTCGGTACAATTGTGCTGCATCACCGGGCTTGGTTCTTGGTTCGCACCAACCGTCCAATGTCCCTGTAAAACCGTCTTTCTTTTCAGATTTATACATAGTTTTAGCATAATTATGCAATTGTTCTTGTGTAAGTCCTGGATCAAAGGTTACCGTTTTTTCATCGCCTCCTTTTTCGCCAATAGTAGCAGTTAAATATTTACCCTTTGACTGTTTACTTTTTGCAATAGCTAAAAATTTGTTATCACTTTTGTTTGCGAATTTCAAACTACTTCCACGTCTCACATTTTCACTAAAATTGTATATATGTACCGTTTCGGCTTTAAAATCAACTTGAGCACCTGCGCACAACGTATTTTTGTCTTTAAAATAAAATCTTAAAAAGGCTATTTTATCAATCAACTCCTCAAGAACTTCAAAAGGTGTTTTATCATCAATTAGCCAATTTTTTATCTCGTAATCTCCAGTAACTTCAATATTGTACTTTGGTAAAACTGCTTTCAGAATATCAATTAACTTCCCGGACTTAATAAACTTTGTTACTCGAGCTGCTTTCTTGAGTTGAAACATTTCATCTTCGCATTCTAAAACCAAAGGCGTTTCTGCTCCAACTTTAGTGATATACCCCTCAAACTCCGTCTGAAGGTTTCCATCATAACCCAATTCAATTTTGACGGCATCACCACGTTTCATAAAGTCCAAAATAGATTTACCCGCAATATTTATGGATTTACCCACTTCGTCAACGGCATTTCTGAATTCCCTTGGTAGTTCGATTTTAGCATTATTAGAAAGAACTTGTACGCTCGATTCAATATGAATGGATTTACAAACCGTAAACTGTAATTTATCAGCAATTGTAATTCTCAAACTGATGTTGTAATACAGATAATTCATTTAACTATTTGGTTTCAAAAGAGTAAAATTCACGGCTTTTATTGAACTTGCATTGATGGAAAATTGTACTGTGTCCTGATAACCTTCCACAGCTGTAAAACTGATGGAACGGAAATACAAACTATCGATATCCCTTTCTTCAAATTGCTTCCCTACAACCTTAACCACGCCATTGTATTGCCAATTTTTGTTTAACCTCCTGATTTCATTACTGGGATAAACCCGGCTATCAACATCAATCAATAAACCGTTAATTGTAATGTCCCACGGCTTGGTACCCCATCGCTCTACTATTATCGGATCATCATCATTAACTTCCGTTTCGACTAATGATTTTTCTTGAGAAAAACCCATTAATAATGGCGGTGCAAAAATGTAACCCCGATCACCGTGTAATAACGCATCAAACTCCAAAGCCTCTAGTCCAGGGATTTTCATCTTTACATATTCAACTCCTGATTCCATAAGCGGAAAGGTTTTAAATGATGGCTTTTGCTTGGTCGTTTTATCAATGAACACTTTTTCAATTGCTTTGCCCGCTGCCATCATTCCGAAAGCAGCTGCATAACGTGCTGCCAAGTCGATTGTTATGTTTCCTGGGAGAGCAACTACGTCACTTCCGATTTTTTTATAGGAATCCGTCATAGACATTATACTTTATTTATTGGGGCAATTATACCTACCGCTACCAACCATTGCACTTGAGCCCATTTTTGAGCCCAAACATAATCTTCCAATTGTTCTGGGAATGGGATGTGTAAAACATGGCTAATCATTGCATCAATTTTGAAAATATTATCTTTACCTTCATCATTGATCAGTCCTGAACAGTCTTTTAGTACTTTCCCAGTCTAACTTCAGAAATAGGCAACAATTCTACAATTGCCATAAATGCACCCATAAACAAATAACGTGATGCCATTACAGCTTCTAAATCTGTATGAAGACAATTTTTAACCAAAATCTCTTGTGCCTTTTTAGGGTTAACTTGAGCATATTTCATATACTCCCCTAATGTGGTTCTGTCAGGAACACTCACTATGACTTCAAGTTCAATTTTTTGAACTTCATCCTTTAAATAGGCACGTTGCAAAAATTCAACGCCACCAACTTTCTCAATTACTTCTTGACTTACTTCTTTTTTAGCTTGTTTTGCCATTATATTGTTTGTTTAAATTTGATTTAAAAAAAGCCCTCCCGAGAGAGGGCTTTATTGAAAAATGAAAAAAATGAAAATGAATTATGCTACTATGTTCAACTCTACTTTGAGTGCGAACATCGTGTACTCTTTTTTAAGCCCCATTTCGCCAGTAACCTCACGACCTTCGTTTTGGAATTTGACTAAAAGCCTATCCGTAACAATGATATTATACTCATTGGTAAAAGTGACAATGACATGAAATGGTGCAATGTCCAAAATACTTCCCCCTATGGCTGCCATCTCAATTGGTACGATGTCATGCATCATAAAACCAAGAGTAACACTCGGAGTTTTTTTGCCTCTAGACCAACTAGAGGCATTAGAACCAGTGCCAAAATTCAATTGATGTTCCTGTTCGTTGCCATAGGTTGCAGATGTCACTTCAATAGCAACTCCGGCAATAAAAACCTCCATATCGGCACTATCGTATGCTTTTCCGTTTCTTGTGATTTCTGCCATTATTGTTTCGCTTTAAGGTTAATAGTTCCGTTCAAGAAGCCCAATACGCCTGTTGGCTGTACATTGAAAGCTACTTTTAATTCCTTGGCCACAAGCAAATCACTTTCAGGGTCAACGGTTGTTTTTCCTGCTGATATTTCGACTGCGTTTTGCATATCCATAAAAATAGTGTCACCAATGGTTTCGAGACCTACACGCACACCAGTTGGCAATTTACCCGCTGAATTTACTGGATACGTCTTTTTGATTTTTGGTAAATACGCAGTTCTTAACTGTCTAGCGCAATCATCCATAACACGACCGTAAGCAATGGTATGCTCATTCATATTGCCTTCAGCATCTATTTTGATAGGTGCGCAAACGTGGTCGTTGTTAATTCTGATTCCTGCCAGTCCAGGATAAGTAACACCAAAAACATAACCCTTGGTTTCAAAAGTTTGTAATTCGGCATAAACCTCTCTATTGGTTTTGTGGTTCGATAGTCCAGGGATCATCCAAGCCTGTTTCGTGGTATCCATCAAATTGAAAGCTTCATTGTCGCCAATGTTTTGATTGATGGCAGCTGCAGCGCAAACGCCTAAAACGGTTCCCACATCGGCAAACTTTTTAGCATTTCCTGTTTTAGTTTCAGCATAAGCCCAGTCTTGACCAATAACCATCGTTACTTTTGTAGCTTCCACATTTTCATTATCTCGCAAGTCAGGAACTACAGAAGCCATTCCTCCAAGGTCATAGCCCTCAATAAAAATGTGCGTTGGCATAAACTGATCATACGCCCATTGCGCTGTTCCTTGAGCCAATGGAATGCTTCCAAACACGTCAGGAACTAATCCGTCGACGTGAACAATTGGGTTTTCCAAATCTTCAATAGGATTCAAAGCAATTGCCAATTGGCGTACTTTGTAATCCGAATCAATCAACAAACGTTTCAATTTGTCGCCTGCAACATCTTGAGCAATGCTTTGCAAGGTTTCCGTTTGTGCTACAGCCATAAAGTTCAATGGAACTCCTTCGCCAGCCATTCGATAAAACTCCCGAATATGACGGTACACGTTTACGTTGTTTTCGATGTCAAAAGCGGCATTAATTCCGTTTTGTTCTGCATCGTACAATCCAAAAAACTGAACCGTTTCTTTGAATGCTAGGGTAGGAATTGCAGGAGACCCTACAATGATAGCCGAAACCCGTCTATCATTGTTTAGTCTATTGGCTCCTACTTTGCCTTTATTTATTTTTACAGCATCTAAATTTGCCATTGTTTAAATAGGTTTTAAATTACTCTTTATTGTCGGTGTCTGCGTTTCCGTTTCCAGTTCCTTCGCCTTTATCATCAAGATTTACCTTGATTTCGGCTGTTAACTTGGCGTGTTGTTTTTCGTATTCTGTAATTACAGATTTACGTTCATCGCCTTCAAAAGCTTTCAAATCTTCCAATGAAGTCACGGCTTTGATTTTGGCGATGGTGTCTTTAGCGTTAAACTCGTACTCCTTTTCATCTGCTGCAGATGAATCTTTCTTTTCTTCAGCTCGTTCAAACTTGGTAAGTTTTTCGCCTGTTTTAAGGCTTAAACTTCCCGTATTTTCAGAAGTGAAAAATTCGCCTTTTGGGTTAGCCCACAATACATTGTTGGCTGTAGAAGCAAACAGCTTATCGGCTGTTTGCTTGATAGATTCTTTACTCATACTTTCGAGATTATGCGTTATCGGTTACTAAAGCACCAATTGCACGGGCTTTTTTAGGAGACACCAAGTACCTGTGATTGTAGTTGACAGCCGTAAATCTCGTTTGAGTATTAGGCTCATCATAGTACATTTTTGTGGCGCCTTCAGCTCTAAACATATCAGGTGCATAAAATGCCACTGAAGCCACGTTGTGAGTTGTAGGATTAAACACCGCACCAAAACTTACTTTAGTGTTGTCAGAAGCCAAATAGAAAGGCATATTGTGGTACACATACACTTTGAATCCGTAGAACAAAGAACGAATTTGACCAGTACCCACATTGGCAAAATCTTGATAGAAGTTTTTAACTTCTTTCAACAAACTAGTTACGTGTTTAGTGTTTAACACCAAAATACGTTGACCATCGTCAGGAATTCCTGCATCATTCAAAGCACCTGCCAATGAAATGATGTCATCAACTGAACATCCTTTTTTGCCAGAAACTGTAGCTCCTGTGGTTGCTAAAACAGGAGTAGCAATCGTATGTGCTGCTGGTGCCAATGCGTGAATGGCTTTTCCAAACTTCTTGGCCAAGATGGCATTTTTGTGCTTTTTGTTTACCACTGCAATTTTATCGTATGTTATAGCATACAATTCCGTTTCTAACACTTTCGTGGCAACGGTATCATATACATCCAATTGGAAGGCGATGTCACCGTCTGACAAAGTCTCGTAACCAATTGGGTACGTGGTGTTGTTTATTAATACTTCTGGATCCGCTCCAATATCGACTAAATGGATAACTTGATTTTCCCCTCCTGCTGATGATTGTACATATCTAGACTCATCTGGAATTTCGCTTAAAAACGAAGCTTCGATTTCGGGTTGGAAGGACTCGACTAATTCGCCTGTCCAAATCTCACGATAGACACCTGCCATCGCAATACCAACAAAAAGGGTAGGCACAAACAATTGCAATCCTGTACCTAATGCAAAAACGACAGCCGCTACAATTAAAGGATTGAATCCCGTTAATGGACTAATAAGAAAGCCTACAACAAGTGCCAGGATCAAGTTGGTTAAAATGGCTGTAATGGATAATTTACGATTTTTCATAATTGATTTTTTTTTATTAAACTACTCCGCCAAGAGTTTTTTTTAATATTGGGGTTAAAGGGTTTTACTTTTGGTACTTTGCGTTTAAAAGTGATTTAAATGCTTCTGGTTCGTCTTTGGCCAAAGCTTCAAATCCTTTTGGATCTTCTTTTTGCCATTTGTCAAAACCCCAAGATTCACGACCTGTAGCAGCTTCGCTTTTACCTGATCCGGTCATTTGTCCAGTAATACTTTTACGAACAGGAATAGCACCTAAAACAGTTTTCAAAACTTCAATACCTGAAGCTGTAGCTATACCTTCGTAGGTTGGTATTTGTTCTGCAGTAATTTTACCGTCTTTTTTGGCGGCTTCAATAACAGCATCGATTGCCGTTTTGCTGTGTGCTGTCAATGCAGCTTCGGCAGTTTCACGCTTCTTGATTTCGGCATCCAGTTTGCCTTGAAGTCCACTTGTTTTGGCTTCCATGTGTTGCTTAACGGCTTCAATAACTGCCGTGTCAGAACTTTGCTCATTTACACCAGTTAAGGCTAGAGCTTCGATAATTGGTTTTTTCATAGTATGATCTAAATTTATTGGTAATTCGTTTTTTGGAGTAAGTAAAGCGGTAAATTGGTAATACATACCTTGAGCGCCTAATTCCTGAGGGTTTAAATTGGCGGTCATTGTGTCGCTTTCAGGTTCTATAATTTCAGAAATCAAACCTTCCTTTAAAGCCTGTTCTGCATCAAACCAGTTGTCACCAACCATCCATTTTGAAACATAGCTTTTAGGTTTTGAAAGACTGGTAGAAAGTAATTGAATACAGTTGGTTTCAATAGAGCGTAATAATTTACCGTTGTTTTCATGGTCTAATGCGCCACCATAGGTACTGCCTGACGGTGCGTGAATCATCAAAAATCCATTTCTAACCATTTTCGGTTTCATGTCTTTGCGGGATTGACTGATTATTGCAGCCATCGAAGCAGCTATACCAAGGATTATTAGATTTATATCTTTTTTACTGTTTTGGATTGCATTGTACATCAAATTTCCATCAAACACCGACCCACCATAAGAGTGCAGCTTTATTTCTATCTGTTCGTATTGCGATTCTAATTCTGCAAACAAAGCAAGGAACTCCATTCCGTTCCCTTCAAAGATTTGTCCGTGTGCCGTGATAGTATTTTCTTGAACTCTAAAAATCATTTTCTAAAACTTTGAAGCAAAGATGCGGGGATAAAAAACGGAATAAAAAATTGTCTGCAAGGGTTGCAACAATTTCAATTTAACCCTTGATTTAATAGCAATTTTGCGTATTAAACACGTATAAAAAATGTCAAAATTGCTCACAAATCAGGCAAAAAAGGTAATGGCCGAACGTATGTTTGTTGAAGACGGAATGACAGGCAAAGCCATTTCCGAACAGCTGGACGTATCGGAACAAACTTTATCCAAATGGCGAAAAGGAAAGGAAGGCGAAAAGAGTTGGGACGATAAACGTGCCGAAATGTTGGCATCGCCTCATAAGATAAAAGAGATACTTCTAAAAGAATTGATTCTTGTAGCGAGTGGCGAAAAATCAAATGTTGATGCCGATGCACTGGCCAAAATCAATAAAGTAATCGAAAGCCTTTCAGATAAAATTAGTGTGCAAATAGTCTTTTCAGTATTCAAAGAGTTTGATAACTGGATGGCAGACCAAGATCCGAAAACGGCCGTGCAATTTACGGAATGGCACAAACTATTTTTATTATACAAGATTAATTTAGAAGGCTAATGACTCCAGCATTACAAAAAATACTCAAGCAATACGAGGAGCACTGTAGAAAAGTAGCTCAAGCCACAACTATCGACATCAACGAAAAGCCAGCCGATAAACTAAAACGGATAAAACTCCTTGAAAAAGATTATGTTAAATGGTTTGAATGGTACTTTCCGATGTATGCTAAAGCACCCTGTGCGCCGTATCATATTGAAATGGCTAATTTGATTATTAATAATGATATTCTGGACATCCTTCTTGAAATTTATCGATCAGGTGCAAAATCCGTTCACGCTGATATGGGTATTCCCCTGTATTTATACTACACTAAAAACTTGTTTTTTATGCTCCTAATTGGGCAAACTGTGGATAAAGGAAAAAAATTAATATCCGATATACAGGCGCAATTGCAATACAATCAAAGGCTTTTAAATGATTACGGAAGCCGTTATAAATATGGTGATTGGTCCGAAGGTGATTTTAGCACCATTGACGGTGTAAAATTTGTAAGCCGTGGTTTTCGTCAGTCCGTGCGTGGATTAAGGGAACAGTCAGAACGACCTGATTACATTGTTCTTGATGATATTGATAGCCACGAATTATGCAACAACGAAAAGCGTTCCCGAAAAGCCTATGAATGGGTTTGGGAAGATCTAAAAGGAACATTCGACGAAGGTTCGAAGCGCAAACGATTTGTTTGTGCCAATAACAACTTTCACAAAAACACCATCATTAATCAACTCAAGCAAGAATTCGAAAGAATTAACGAGAAAGCAAAAGCAGCAAAAAGAAAGATAAAACACTTTGTAGTGACTGCCAAAGCGGTTAAAGATTTACACACTTTCGAACCTACTTGGCCAGAAAAAACAAACGCTCAATATTGGCGTGATAAGTTTGAAGAAACCCCGTATCGTTCGTTTATGAGAGAGTACATGCATGTACATATTCAGGATGGGGAAATATTCAAACCCGAACACATCCAGTACAAAGAAATGCTACCACTGGAACAATATGATGCTTTGTGTTTTTATGGGGATTTAAGTTATAAAGATGCTGGCGATTATAAGGGAATGGGATTGATTGGAAAAACAGGACGAGAGTTTCATTTGATATATTGCTTTTTACGAAAAACATCCCGAAAGATGTTAGCCCAATGGTTGTATGACCTTGTAGAAGACGACAAATTGTTAGATAAAAACATCCGATATATGATTGAAGGTTTGTTTGCAATGGATGATTTCGTATCTGATTTTGATGTCGAAGGCGATGAACGAGGTTGGTACATTCCGGTTACTGCAGATAAAAAAAGCAAGATTGACAAGTTTGATCGTGTCGAAAGTATGGCGGGCTATTTTGAAAGACTAAACGTATTCTTTAACGCCAAATATAGAGGCAATAACGATTACCAAACTATGGAAGACCAATTATTCGCTTTTGAAAAAGGAAGTGGAGCAAATGATGATGGTCCCGATTTTTTGCAGTCGGGAATAGCACAGGTTAATAAAATATCCTTTGTAACCAAATTTGAACCAAAAACCATTAACCGAAAGGATTTATTAAAGAACAAAAAAAACAGATTCTAAATGAGCCGATTTATAAAAGATACCGATTATGATGTTTTGATTCGTACTGAAATCAAAAACATACTACTGGAAAATTACAGTACCACCAAGCTATTGAGTGCCGAACAAATGGCAATTGCACAAATCAAAAACTATTTAGCCGGGCGGTACGATGTGGGCTTGATTTTCACACCATTACTTGATCCTGCTGTAGGCGATAATCCGGGCGAACAAATAGACAGTCGTAACGCCTTTGTTGTAATGATTGTCATTGATTGCGCTTTATACCACCTGTATTGCTCGATTGCCCCAAACAAGATACCAGAACACCGCTCGAACCGCTATCAAGATGCTTTGGAATGGCTCAAACTAATGGTTGAAGGAAAAGGCAATGCCGACCTTCCAATGATTACAGACGAAAGCACTGGCGAAGTCAAGGATAACTTTCGATTAAGCAGCAGGAACACATTCAAGGATAACAAATGGTAGTATTTTTAGATTTAAAACACGTTTAAACTCGATTCTAAAGCACAATTTTATAATTTATGAGAAAGAATACAAACAAATTACTTAACAACCGAAATAAAGGCACGTTTGCGCCTGTTAATAAAACAGACACGCAACCTTTAAAATCAGGTAAGCTAAACACGAACGGCATTATTATGCAAGTGGCCAAGTCTTATAAAGACCGTAGCAGAAAAGAAATACAGTCCTGGAGAATGTCATTGACTGCCATCGAGCATATCGAAACGCCTCGCTACAACCGTTATTTCGATTTACAGGACGATTTGGTTACGGATGGAACTTACAAAACGCAAGTTCTATTGCGAAAATCGGCTACGCTAAGCATAGATTTTCAAATCAGGAATAGGAAAACAGGCGAAATTAACGAATTGGGTTCTGAACTATTCCAACAAAAATGGTTTTATAAATTCTTAAATATTGAACTAGATTCAATTATTCTTGGTACTCGAATTATTGAGTTTTTAGAGTTCAATGGTCATAGTATCAAATTTGCTATTGTGCCACCTCGTAACACCGTTCCAAGTCAAAAACGTATTTATCCTGATTTAGGTAAAGACAAAAACTTTATCCAGTATGATGATCCCATTTACAAACCCTGGGTTATTGAACTAAACCCAGACAATCCTTTGGGCATCATAAATGATATTATTCCCAACCTGATTTGGAAACGTAATGTAGCGCAATCCTGGGCAGAATTTTGTGAGAAGTTCGGAATGCCATTAATTTCGGCCACGACTAACAATAACAACGCTACACACATCGACAATGTAGAAAAGCAATTATTAGCATTATCAGAAGCTTCAGTAGGGGTTTTCCCGGAAGGAACAACGATCAAGTTTGACGAAGCCAATAGAACCGATGCGTTCAATGTGTATTCGCAATTTATAAAACACAACAGTGATGAAATTGCAGGGGTTTTGGTAGGTTCTAACACACTAGGTCAAAACGCTGCCAATCGTTCCAATACCGAAGTACACGAGCGCTCTTTAGATTATAAAATTAGTCAGGCTGATAGACGTGATATTACTTTTACCGTCAACGATGAGTTGATACCCTTGCTAAAATTACAAGGCTACAACTACTTATCCGATGACGATATTTTTGAATGGATCGAATCCAAAGAAGAAATAGATTTAATGCAATACTGGACTATCGCTTCAGGCGTTATGCAAAATTATGAAGTGGGACAGGACTGGATATCTGAAACCTTCAACATCCCAATTGTAGGCAAAAAACAAAATACTCCAGAACCACAACCAAAAATATAATTGATGCTACCTAGTAAAAAAATAGCCATCCAACCGCTGAACTTTGGAAAAACAATGATTTATCATAAATGCTGTGGTTCTAGCGTGCCTGTAGCAATAGGAACTAGCAAGATACTAGACGACTTGACCAATACATTGATTGGTCAAGTTTGGAATAAAAAAGCAACTATAGGAACAGAAGGACAATTAATTGTTGCTGAAGCTTTAGAATTAACTGGCGGTTTAAAAAAAGGATTTGGCGTAACCGCTGGTTATAACACTCCAGATACTTTGGCTTACCAAATGATGGAGTACAATATTTTTGAATTTTCGGAAAGTAAAACCGAAGCACGTTTGGCCGCAATGAGTGATTTACTCATTGACAAAGAAAAAAACGGAATTAGATCCTTTGCCGATTTTGAAAAATTGGCAGCACAAAAAACAGCTTCTTTCAATAAAGAATGGTTGCAATCGGAATATAATTTAGCCATTGCTGTGGGGCAAAACACGGCACAATACCATCGTTTTATGGCGCAAAAGGACGATTTTCCTTTTGTAGAATATCAAACTGCAGGCGATTCTAAAGTACGCAACCAACACGCCAAACTTGACGGTAGAATATTTAATTTAAGCGACAAAGAAGCAATGAAGCTTTGGCCACCAAATGGCTACGGTTGTAGATGCGAAATGTTGCAAACCAACAAAAAGCCAAAAGAAGTTACTAGCGGAACAAAAGGTCAGGAACTAATGCAAGCCGCTGACCCGAAATGGAAGAACTCCCAATTTGAAATAAACCGTGCCGATTTGAAGCAGGTTTTTACCACAAAACAGTTTTATAGCGACATCAAAGGATTGCCCGAAAAGCTCAACGAAATGACTTATGATAAGTACGATTTAAAAAAATGGGATTCGTTTAAATCCAATTTAAACCCAATAAAACTAGACAAAAGCATTACTGGAGACAATGTAAAAGAATTGTTTAAACCTGAAAAGAACGAAACCTTTATGGGTTTTAAAGATTACTTTGGAAGGAAAATGATTTTGAAGGAAGATAATTTTAACAGGCACGTGATTGGTAAATATCTAAACAAACAAGAAAATAGACATCAGTTGTTTGCACATATCAAGGATTTAATAGCTAATCCAGACGAAGTTTGGTATAACAATCCAGGCAAAAAAATATTTAATAAATTTCAAACCCGATATATCAAATTTTATAAAGACAAAGTGCTAATAGTAGATTGCGAAATGACGGATACAGGCTTAGAAATAATGACTTGGTACGAAGGGAAACAAGAAGACCTTTACTTGCGTAAAGGCCTACTGGTAAGGAATAAAGTTAAATAAACACCCGTAACTAAATACAACCTTCACTCTATGCTATTCCTTATCACAGTGAGCGCTAATGTTAAAGGCCTTTAATCAACTTGATAGTACAAAGATATAAAAAAATAATACAAAATGGCAAAACAATCAAAATTAGAGTTGCTAATGGAGCTTTCGGATAAGCTCTTTAATAATAAACTTATGCAGGTAGTTTCTAAACTATCAGCTGGAACGGACAAAATGGAAGGTAAGTTGCAAAGCTTCAATATGAAGCAAATCAAAGTATTTTCAGGATTTGGCAAAGCACTTGACCCTATAGCAATGAATAGCATTGGTGAAATGGCGGACAACATCAACGGAAAACTTGATTTCACCAAAGACATTAGCAATACCAAAACAATGCTCGGACAGATGGGCGTTGAAAATGTGGATGAAATGGCTAGTCGAGTGCATAAACTGGGTAAAACTTGGGAAGCTTCGGATGAAGACATTACCAAATCTGCAAACGCTTTGACCAAACAATTAGGCGGCTCATTCGATAGTAATTTAGCCATCTTACAGGCTGGTTATGAAAAAGGAGCGAACCTAAACGGTGATATGCTTGACCAATTCAAAGAATACGCACCGCAAATAAAAGAACTCGGGTTAAGTGCTAGTGATATGATGGTTATAATGGCTAAGGCTGGCAAAGATGGCGTGTTTTCAGATAAAGCAATTGATTCCATCAAAGAGGCGAATTTAAGTTTAAAAGAAATGGGACCAACCCAACTCGATGCGCTCAAAGGAATTGGTTTAAAAATGGAAGATTTGGCAGATAAAACTTCGTTTGAAGCCGTGCAAATGATTTCTAAAGCGATGCAAGGAGCGAATGCTCAAGCCAAACAATTAGCCTTAACAGACATCTTTAAGGGTGCGGGAGAAGATGCAGGTATGGGCTTTATTTTAGGACTTGGCAGTATGGATTTAGACCCTACAAAATTACCCAACTTTAACAATGGAGACGAAAAATTAAAAGGTTGGGTCGCTGGAGTAGAATCTTTTGTAGCAGATAAACTAGGCGGTATGATGCCATATATGCAAGGTATATCTATGGGAATCATAACTCTAGGCAGCTTTATTTCTATTATTCAGAGTTTAACTACCGCACAATGGCTTTCTAATTTAGCAGCAGCGGCTTCGCCTTATGGCTGGGTAGCTTTAGCCATAGGAGCAATAATTGCCGTTATAGTTACTGCCATTTACTATTTTGACGAATGGGGTGCAGCGGTTCTTTTTTTTATGGGGCCTATTGGTAGGCTTATCGTGGCTTTTAAATTAATCTACGACCATTGGGATAGTATTGTAAATGCGTTTAAATCAGAAGGGATTTTGGGTGGATTGGCTCGAATTGGCGAAGTGCTTATGGATGTAATTCTAAAACCATTACAGCAAATATTAGAACTC